ACTGGTCATCAGAAGATAAAGTGAATGGTGACATTGACGAACCTAGAATCTACAACAGAAGCTTAACAGAAGTAGAAGTATTACAAAACTACAACGCATCTAAGAACAAACATAGGAATGACTAATGGCAAATTATACTAATTACCTCATAATACCAAACGCTAGCTTAGACACTGTAGCACTACCGAAGTATGTATTTAATACCTACACTTACAAGGAACAAGAAGCTACTGGCACTCGTCAAGTAGCCGTACCTAAGTCTGAAGATGTTACTGAACTAAAGGCTCAGTTAGCTACCTTAGAAATTGAGGTAGAAGATATGGGTATGCCCGAAGAGATGGAGTTATCCTACCTTCAAGGCTTAGTACCAACTGAGTATGTTGATGAAACTTACACGTATATGGAAGAGGTGGTTGATAAGACTATCCTTAATAAACCAACGTGGCAAGAAGCTATTGACAGGAATCCTAGATGGTACGCACCTAGAACTGTTGGTGAGTTTACAATCATCAAAGACCAGTTCTCAGCACTGACTGGTGATGTATCTGCTTTGTATAAGCTAGGTAAGAAGAAGCCTATTGGTACATTTACACTGATGAACCATGATGAAATCCTTAGTTTCATAGCAGAACACGAGGAACTTTCAGATGAAAATCTGTAGAAGATGTAAAGAGGAGGATATATATGAGCATTGATAGAGGTCAAAGTATAACGATACCTAGCGTGCTAGCTAATGGTTTTAGTGCGGATGAGTTAATCGCGGATGCGACTGCTGCTAAAGATGCGGCTGCGTCATCTGCTGCCGATTCAGCTGCGTCTGCGTTAGAATCATCAGATAAACTACCTCTTGCTGGTGGCACACTAACTGGCAACCTATCTCTAGGTACTAACGTCAAGGCACAGTTTGGTGCTGGTAATGATTTACAGATTTGGCACGATGGGTTGAATAGTATTATTAAAGATACTGGGACTGGTAATTTAAGAATTAGAGGCACAAGCCTCGCACTTGAAGATTCGGGTGGTAATAGATTTCTTTATTGTGATGATGAAGGCACTGCTGGAACAGTTACTCTTTACCACGCAGGCGATGCAAATCCAAAACTAGCCACAACCTCAACAGGTATTGATGTTACTGGTAGTGTTACTTGTGATGGTTTGACGAGTGATAGGACTGGCACTGGAGGTGCTCCAGCCACAAGCGGTACTACGCAAACGTATGGTGCTGCAAGATTAGGCACATCAGATTGGAACGGTGTTCTTGATATTGGCAGTAATGGTGCTAATGGTTCGTGGATTCAATCAACAGATAAATCTAACTTAGCACTTAATTACTCTTTGCTTTTAAATCCCAACGGTGGCAACGTGGGTATTGGTGGCGATGTAAAAGTAAACACAGGAAACCTAGTCATAGGCACATCAGGCAAAGGTATTGACTTCTCAGCTGTATCAGACGGAACTCGTAGTGTTAGCTCTAATGTATTAGATGACTATGAGGAAGGTACTTGGACTGCCACAATTAGCGATGAATATGGTACTACTTCCACTTCTTCTGCTACAGGTTATTATGTAAAAGTCGGTGAATTAGTACACGCTACGACAACTATGGCTGACTTCGACACTACAGGTTTAGAATTAACCGATCAACTGAGAATTTCATTACCATACCCGTGCAAAAATCAAGCTACTACTACTTATTACCAAGGGTCTTGTGCTGGTAATTATATAGATAGTGGAGGTAAGCAGATTACATCGTGGTGTTCTGATAATGTCGCATTCGGCAGAATTCGCGCACATAATATTTCAAACGGTGCTGGATTCTTCCTAAAAGTTAATGCTATTAATGGTTCGTCATCCGACCTTTTCATAACTTTCATATATCCAGCAACTTAATTATTCCTAATGGATTTAGGAACGGACATTTAACAACAAAGGACAAACATTATGGCTTTAAACAAAACAGAAGTAACAGACAAGATTGAAACTTTAGAAAATGGCACTATCCAAGTACGTACAGCAACAAGAATTGATGAGGATGGTACAGTATTATCTTCATCGTTCCATAGGCACGTGCTCACACCTGGTGATGACTTAACTAATGAAGACCCTAAGGTAGTAGCCATCGCTAATGCTGTATGGACACCAGAGGTAGTATCGGCTTATGAAGCTAATGCTGCTGCTCAAGAAGCAGAGATGAATACCGAAGTATAAGGAATTATGAATGGAATTGTCAGATGTTGTATTAGCACTGGTGAGTATTATCTCAACTGGTCTGATGGCTGTAATGAAAGCAACTAATAAGACTATTAAAGATATGGAAGCCAGAATAACAACTTGTCAGATTAATTTACATAAAGACTTTGTACATAGAGATGAGTATTCACACCAGATTGATAAGATAGAAAAGATGTTAGACCAGATATATTCGATATTAAGGGATAAAGATAAATGACAATGCCTTTATGTATAGGGGATTGTTGGATTCTGTTTCCGTATTTACAATGTGCTTGAGATGATTATGAGAAAAGGTTTATTAATACGAGGTACAAACGGTCAGTATGTTAAAGAGACTGTGCTTAATAAGATTAAGTATTTCTGTAACTTTATGATTACAAAGATTGAGAAGTGGTTAAAGTAATACGAACATTAATCTTTATATCATCTGCTACATTGATGGTGTTTTTGATAAGCTCTTTAGTTGGATGTAGTTCACTGAAGTTTAAGAATGTAGTTAAGACAGGTGCTACTACTGCTGTTACTTATGCTGTAGCTGGACCTATACCTGCTGTTGCTAACTTAGCTACCAGTATAGCTGTAGATGAGGTTTTACCAGAAGAGAAGAATGTTGATAATATAGAGACGAAGGAACAAGCTGTAGCGTTTGTAGCTGACTCCTTAATTATAAATACCTTATATGGGTTTATAGCGTTCCTGTTAATAACGAATGTGTTAACGCCATTCATAACTAGAAAGTGGGGTTACAATGAAGCTAAGAATAAATATGGGAGAAGAGAAGATGACTAAGTTACTAGATAAGATTAAATCAATGAACAAGACTACTCTAGCAGTAATCGGTATATTCGCAGTAATTGCTATTGCTAATATGCTGGGTTATGGTGGTTAACGTAGGAACAGAACAAATACCTGTATGGGTGTATGTTCACCATAGGATGAAGTGATGAGTAGAAAATGTGTAATGATATTCCTACTAGGAGTGGCTCTTTCTACTTCAACATACGCCTTCTTCCAGCAATGGATGAGTATGCCACAGCAGATGATGCAACAAATTGTACAGCCGAAGTGTGACTGTAAGGATAAATAAAGGAATATAATGCTATTAAACGGAGAATCCTATGACCTTTAGAGAACTTATTAATGAAGTCCTAATCAGGTTGAGAGAGGGAACCATTGCTACCGACTGGTCGGGGAATATCAATGATTCATCAACAATAACTGATTATCAAAAGGTTATTGGCTCACTGATTAACGACTCTAAGCAATTCGTAGAGTCTAACCATGACTGGTTATCTTTAAGAGAGACTTTCACTATTACTACTGCCTCAGGTACGATGCAATACGCCTTAGGTGATACTACATCAGGAGCTGGTACTAACTTTAAAGTGTTAGATGTTATCAATAGAGACACTGGTCAACATCTATCACAAGTACACAATGACTGGCTTAATGCTAAGTCTTTCCCTATTGCAAATATAGCAACTGGAGAGCCTCTTCATTATGCAATGAACGGCAGCTCTAGTATTGCAGCTAATAGAGTGCCTGATATGAATGTGGACTTATATCCTGTACCTACGTCAGTACAGAGTGTTAACTTCAACATCATTAGAACGCAAGGTCAAGCTAAGGCTGCTACTGATATTATTAAAGTACCTATACAGCCTGTTGTACTAGGTGCATGGGCTAGAGCTATTTCTGAGCGTGGTGAAGATAGCGGTTCTGAATCAGGATTAGTAGCACAAGAGGCTATGGAATCTATGAAGCAAGCTATTATGATTGACAGTGGTAATGCTAAGTTTGAGAATGACTGGTATGTAAACTAATGTCTAAACAGCTCTCATATAAACCTCTTAATGACATAGGTCTTAACGGGCTTAATACGCAGAATAACCCTGCTACGTTAGACCCTAGTTGGTTAGCTAAAGCAGAGAATATTGTTCTTAGAGAATCAGGGCGTATCTCATTTAGGAAAGGTTTAAAGCAGAATATCCTAGCGCTACACGGTAATGTTAAGATAGGTGCTATATCTGAGTATAAAGGTGGAGAAGTTGACTTGATATTTGCCTCCATAGGTTCTACTATTTATACAGTAGGCTTTAGTACACCAGATGACCCTTGGTCTACTTCCACAGCCATAACTGATTCTTCTTCAGACTGGCAATTTGTAGGTTTTAATAATGATATGTATGCTTTCCAAGCTGGAGAGAAGCCACATAGATATACAGAAGATGATTCTAGTTCAGCCACTAGCATCTGGAGTAATGTTGATATTACTCCACCAGCAGGTATTGTAGCTGCAAACTTTAAACCTTCTTGTGGTATGGGTCATTACGGAAGAATATGGGTTGGCGGTGATGGAACATCAAAAGATGTAGTTTATTATTCAGATACTTTAATTGGTAATAACTTTAATCAAGGCTCTATTGATACTACAGCAGCAAACTCTAATAAAGAATTATGTGAAACTGCTGGTGACTTTTGGAACTCACTAGATAATAAGTGTTACTCAGTACCTACATACGCTGGTCTAATAGATATGAAGTTACTATGGGGTCAAGATGAGGTTGTAGCGATAGCTCCCTTCTATGGTAAGTTAGTTATCTTTGGTAAGCATAATATTGTTATATATAATAAGCCTGATGACCCAGCTAATATGTCTTTAGATGAGGTTATTAATGGCATAGGTTGTACTTCAAGAGACTCAGTAGTTTCTGTTGGTGATGACTTATTCTTTTTATCTGATACTGGTCTAAGGTCCTTAGCTCGAACTACTCAGAATGAGAACCTTCCTTTAACTGATTTATCTGCTAATATTAAAGATACCCTTATTAGACATATTGCACAAAGCTCTGTTGTTAAAGCTGTTTATGTTGAAAACGAAGGTATTTTTATTATGTCATTCGTTAATTTAAACATTACATACGTCTTTGATTTAAAACATAAAACTCATAACAATGCTCCAAGAGTTACTACTTGGTATTTTGATTCAGATAGAGAACCTACAAGTGTAGCTTATACAGAATCTAAGGGATTATTAATAGGTCAAAAAGTAGGGTCAGTTACTACGTATGAGGGTTACTTTGATGAAGATTATATTGGAGATGTAGCTTTAACCACAATCGAAAAAGGCAAGGCTTACATAATAACAACAGTAGTAGATGATGCTGATTGGTCTTCTGTTGGAGGACCATCTTCAGCTGTAGCATTTCCTGGTGGAGCAATAGCCACTAATAGATTTACATCTACCTGGTCTGACACTGATGAGACTAAAGTTATTACAAGCTTAGGAGCTGTCAAGGTAGATAAGCCTACGTTTTCATATACTGGTTCATTCTTAACAATCTGGTTAGACTTAGGTGATTCAGTTATAGCTTCCCTATTAAAGAAATTAAAGGCTGTTATCAGTGGCGGTTCAGGCACGATTGTAGGTCTTAAGTGGTATAAAGACTTTGATGTGACTCCCTCTAAAACTTTATCGTTCCAGTTAAATCCTACAACTACAGGAACTACCTCATTATGGGGTGCTAGTACATCTTATTACGGTTGTAATACAGCTTATGATTACGGATTAATACCCTCAGCTTATGAAGTTGACGGAACTACATTAATTGCCGGTACTGGCGCTCCTGTTGGTTTTTGTAGTATAGGAGCTTACGATGATACTAACTCAGATATGTCTATAACCAATGAGACATCGTGTTTGGCTGTAACAGGGAATGTATGGAATGCTGTACCTAATGGAGTAGGTATAGACCAGCCTAATAACTGCACAGCCCCCAGTTCTAAATATGCCCCTGTATATGGTTTGAAGGAATACAATATACCGTTAACAGGGTCAGCTAAATATCTACAGTTTGAGATGAGTGCGGAAACAAACGGCTATGTAGCAGCATTACAAACTCTAACTTTATTATATAAACAAGGGAAAATACGATGAGTACATATACAATAGCAATAGACTGGGCAGGTAAAGACAGTTTAAGTGATAGTGATGTAAATAAAGTAATATCAGGTACTGACTTTAATACAGAATTTACAACTATTCAAACAGCAGTTAACCAAAAAGCAAATAAAAACGGTACTGCTTCTGAAACCTTTAGTGCTAAAACAGCAGCAGCTCCCACTAATACTACACAGGTAGCTACAACTGCATTTGTTACTACTGCTCAAACTAATGCCCAAAATGATACATCGCTTACAGGTGTTCCGACAGCACCTACAGCAACCAGTGGCACTGATACTACACAGGTAGCAACTACAGAGTATATACAAGGCGAGATATATGATAATAAGAATACAGCAGATAATCCTGTTGTATTAGACTCTGATGCTAAACTACCTGCGGTTGATGGCTCTCTTCTTACGGGGCTTGTAACTACAGGTACAGGCTATGCCAGGATAGGGGGGATTATCATTCAGTGGGGTGTTACAGCTTCTATAAGCGATACTACGGTTATAGTTACCTTGCCTGTCGCTTTCACAGGCACATCCTATCAAGTTTCTGGAAGTAGAACAACAACGCACAATGGTGCGACAACCTCTCATTGGTTCACAGATACTTATACCAAGACTACCTTTAGAGCAGGTGCTCCAGCATCAAATGGTGGCTTACATTGGATAGCAATAGGAGTTTAAATTATGGCTAACGGATACTACAATTTACAACCATATATCGTAGTGTATATGTGGAAACGAGTTCCAGATTAATGATAGACTTAAATAAACAATATAAAGGAGAAGTATTATGGGTTGGTGGGCTTTAGCAGGAGCAGTATTAGGTGGACTCGGGGCAGCTAATTCTGCTAAGAAGAGTTTTAATCAACAAGAAGTCGTATATGACGAGGCTTGGGAAAGAGGTCAGCCTGGTGCATACCAAGGTATGCTAGGTGGTTCTAGTTATGACCCTGAAACTAAGACTTGGACAGAGACTTTATCTCCAGAGATGCAAGCTATCTACGACAGATTCGGAGTTAGGGCAGATGCGACAGCTACCGAATTAGCAGCAATGGGTACAGGGGAGGAAGCCCAGAAGAGATTTTATAACGAACAACGCTCACTCTTCCGCCCTCAAGAGATGAGGCAGAGATTAGGTGTTGAGAATAGATTAAGGTCACAAGGAAGGCTCTCCACTACAGGGGGAGCACAGGCTATGGGTGAATTTGATTATGGTCAACAAATGACAGATTATAATAGACAGACGGATGCTTATGATAAATCTCAAGCACAAATAGATGCTCTACGAGGGAGAGAGTTGATGGATATGAAAGGTATGTTAAGTATAGGTGCTTTACCTAAAGATTATTCTAAACTCGGTATGGCTCAAGGTGAGCTATCAGCTAAACAAGCTGAATATCTAGCTGAATTAAAACAAGGAAACATACAAGATAAGTACGATACTTACTCTGCGGGCTGGGGTGGTTTAGGAAGTAAGATAGGCGGGCTGGGGGGAAATATGTTCGGTAACAGCGGTGGTGGTTATCAAGGTAGTTACGAGCCTTGGGGTAATCAAGGCGGGTTCGAGTTTGATCAAGGCGGACCTGAGTGGTGGACTGGAGGAAGATAACAATGGCACAATCAATGTTTGGAAATATGTACGACGTACAGTCAGCTAAAAAGCAGGAAGACTTAGACTACGGTAAGTTAATGGCTAATACCCAGCGAGGTAGAACAGGTGTTGCTGTAATGGGTATGATGGGTAGTCAATTAGGTTCGGCTGCTGGTAGTCTCTTAGGTGGAAGAACACCTCAAGAACAGAAGATGGCTCGTATTGATGAGATGATGGCTCAATATCCTAATCCACAAACGTATGAAGATTATATGGCTATCGCTGCTGGCGCTAAAGAGATTGGTGAACGAGACTTATGGAAGAAAGCCTTTGATATGGCTCAAGATATGAAAGGTACAACTTCTGACCAGTATCTTACTAATAAACGCATCAGAAATGAAAAAGCACTGGCTATTCAACAAGTGTTTGGACCTGCTGATAGTATTGAAAAGAAACAGGAGCTATATAATAAGTTAGTTAGTCTTGGTTATGGCGATTCTTCAATAACAACTGGATTAGCTAGCGCAATTACAACACTTAAAGCGTCTGGTTTTAAAGCGAAAAAAGAGACTAGACTTTCTGAACAAGCAGAAACAAAAGCTATACTTTCTCAAGAAAAGAAAGACGCTACTGATAAATACAAATCTGAGCAAACTAAATACGGTGCTGTTATTACTTCAGGTAGAGGTAAAGATTTAGCTGGTGCTTACTTACAAGCTAATGAACCCGCTGGTTGGAATGACGAACAGAAGAAAGCAACTCAGTTCCTAATAGGAGCTAAGATTGAAGCGTATGACGAGACTTTAAAGACTGAGAGAGGTGTTACCCCTTCTGTTGCTCAAAACTACTATATGAAGGCTTTGAATCTTCCTGAAGTTTATAACAAAGGTACGGCAAATGTACCTAACTTTATGGGCGGTCAAGATGCTATGTTTAATGATTCTGCGTATGACGAATCTTTAAATAAGATATTCGGTCGTGTTGGCTCTGTTGTTAGTCAAGATGAGATAGAAAGATACATTATGAGTGATTTGATTATTCCTGGTGTAACCAAAGTTGTAGACCCTAAAGGACGTATAGTTACAATGAGTGCAAAACTAATAGCTGCAGAAAAGGTTAAATATGCCAAATCAAATAGATAATTTATGGGAAACAGAGTCAACACCTGTTGAGGGATTTGATAATGCTCAAGTTGATGTTGTTCAGGCTGAAGCGGAACAGATTGATGAGAGTGCGTGGGATACGGGTTCAACTCTTATCTCTGAAACTGAAGACATTAAAGCAGCAGGTGAGCATTCTAACTACCTTGGTGGTTGGATTAGTGGCTTAGATGAGTCAGCTTCATTTAACCTAGCTAGAGAAGGTAAGTCATTACTGACAGCTAAGGTATTCAAGAACAATGATTGGTTCTTTGGCAAAGCGTTTTATGGCGACAAACCTTGGACTGAAGAAGTTGAAGAAGGTATTGGCTGGATTAGTGCTGAAGAACAGATGGGTGTTCCTGCTGAAGAGTGGGATGCTATGTCTCATTCAGAAAGGGTGAAACAATTACATAAAATATCTCAACAACAGATTCAAGCATACTATAACCCTGATGTAGATTCTGCTGCTTACATGGTCTCTAAATTTACAGGTATGTTGACTGACCCTTCTACAGCATTAGCTGTTACTTCTATTCCAGCATTTATGACCGTAGGTGCTGTTGATGCCTCATTATATGAACACGGTACAACTGGTGAGCTATCTCCAACTACGCCTTTACTTGGCGCTACATTTGGTTATGGTGGTGGAAAGTTAGTTAATAAGTTAGCAGTTAGAGCAGAAACAAAACAAGCTACTGAAGTATTGAACGCATTACAGAGCGAGATGGCAGTAGTTGCTACTAAAGGCGACCTTTCTCCAATAGCCATATTAAACCAAGCCAAGAAGAATTTAAACCTTACAGATGAAGCTGTTGATATTGCTTTAGGTCGAGCTAATCGTAAACTAAAGATACCTACTGCTAAGACAGCTAGAGAGCAAATTGAAGAGAGTTCAAGAAAACAGATTATGCCTGGTAGTAAAACTGCCTTTGGTCAAAGTATTGATAAGATAATTGAGCCTATTTCTGAGGGTATTAAGCGTATCTCTCCACGTATTTACGGAAAACTACAACAAGCTGAAAGACTCCATTTTGAAAACGGTCATAAGTATGCAATGATGGTTGACCCTTTCTTGCGTAAAGCGTTTCAAAGTAAGCAAAAGTTTCTGAATAAAGCACAACAAACTGAATTAAATCATTTAATGCTTAACGCTAAAACAGTTGAGCAAGAAAAAGGTATTGAGAAGTTCTTGCGTAATGCTCTTGGCGATGAAACCCTAGTTAAAGACTACAAGATGTACCGTCAGGCAATGAATGAGATTCATGCTGAACGTATTGCTGCTGGTAATACTAAACTAAAGCACATCCCTGGATTCTCACCTAGACGTATTGTTAATTATAACTTATGGTATAGAGGTTTAGCTGCGTCTGAACGTGGTGGTATCGATAAGATGCTTGAAACAGAATCTAAAAAGTTAGGCAAGAAGGTTGTTGAATTAACTGATGATGAGCGTGGCAAAATTATTTCCAAGTTTTTAACTTTTCCCTCTACTTCTAAAGCAATAAAAAAGGTCACTTCCGCTCAGAAACGTAAGATTAATAAAATATCTGCTGGTCAGGTTAATGCTTATGAAGACCCTTGGCATGCAACACACAAATACATCAAAGAATCACAAGAAGAAATCCAAAGATTTAAGATATTCGGCTCTAAGAACATTGATGCTGGTGATGACCTAAACAAAACAGTTGCTAACTTTATTGCTCAAGAACAAAAAGCAGGTAGATTAAAGGGTACTGATGTTGATGCAATGAAGAACTACCTTGAGGCTAGGTTTGTACTTGGTCCACAACAAATGAACAAGTATCTTTCTAGTATAAAAGACACTGGCTATATGACATTACTAGGACACCCAACTAATGCTGTAAGACAGTTTGGCGATTTAGCATTAAGTGCTTGGAAAAACGGTGTGGTTAATACTACAGTAGGTGTTTATAAGACTATCTCTGGCAAAGGTATGACAGCTAAAGAGATGGGGTTACTTGACAACATTGCTCAGGAATTTGCTTCTGATACAGTTACTAAACGTGGTCTTGATTTTTCCTTTAAATACTCAGGATTCCGTTCTGTTGATGCTTTAGGTAAGGGTGCTTTAGTAAACTCTACATTGAGAAAGAGTGCTAATAGAATGTCAACTCGTAAAGG